ACCAGTAATGGTTATTGTATCAGTAATAATGTCAACATTTGCAGGTGTAAATGGTGTCAAGGTAGTAGCCATACCTGCATAGCTAAGGCCTGCTCTAATAAAAGTACCAGTACCAGTATCTAAGAACGTAGGACCTAATGTCAGGGCAAACTCTGCGTTCTTAATGGTTACTTCTTCAATAGTTAATACTCGAGATACCGAACCTGCACCCCCATCACTTGTAATGTCAATATTGTTACCGATTCGATATGGGAAGGTATCAAAACCACCATTTTTTGAATAATAAATAGTTGATTCATTCAATCCTCCAGGTACAGATCCAACAGTAGCTTTAAACTTAACTCTCTGGTCTAAATCAAGAGAGGGTGTTATGTTAATTGTATCACCTGCTACATTAACATCAGTATTGTTAAAAGTTGTGTAATGATAATATGGCGTTGTTATTCGTGATAAGTTTCTTGCACTAAATACTATTTTCTCATCACCAGTAAGCCGAACATTCATTGTGTACTTCTGCTCACCTTCACCATTGATAGTAACTGTTTGAGGCACAGTTATGTTTGCATTAAGACTCTTGTGATCAAATTCGACTGATACGCCTTGAAGAGCAGGATAGTTTGTATTTTGAGTTTGATCAGTTATGACTGGTGTCCCAAGGTCAACAGTCGCAAAGGTACTTACCTCTAAATCTACTGTTGTAGTAGCACTTTGTGTTCCATTTAATGAGTAGTCAGCTCTTAATACATTTTGAGAATCTTCAAAGGCACTTAATTGTACAACATTCCACGCTCCATTCATCTGATAAATCAGAAGTTGAGGCGCACATACGAGTAGTAAAGCTTCAAAGACTGAGATCGCAGTATCATCTTCCTGCCCTAGCCTACCATAGTCTCTAAGCTGAATTGTATCGTGATAAATCTGATTAAGGAAGTCATCAGATAATGTAGTTCCTTGAGCCTGCCAACTTGTATATGTTTGAAGAACATTTCCAGTAAATCTTAATGATGACAATCCAATCTCACTTATTAGATCTGCAATAGTCTGTATAACTTTTTGCCTTGTATCATTAGGAGTATATTCTTGACTCTTAAGACATTCAAAATCCTTAAACTGAAGATGTGCAAGGTACTTTTCCTTTTCAGGAAAACTATTTACCCTTCCTGATTGATAGCCTTGCCATAGTATATTACCAGTTGTTCCTTGTGCCCACTCTATATAAAATTCTTTTTTATTGGCAGTCTTGATGTCATCAATTAAGGCCTTAGTATCGGTATCGTGTCCCCAAAAATAAAAATCAAGGACACCCATCAGAATCTTGTTGTAGGTAGGGTTTAGGTAGCCATCTGAACTATCGCTTGTTATCTCTTGATGTCTGAATCGAAAGTTCCTAACCTTATTAAGAGTAAGCACCGATCCTGAGTAACCATCTTGATAGATACTTATGTAATCGGTTGTACCATTATGATTGTCACGAGAGTATCTTGCTCTTAATCCATAAGCCATTAGAATCCATACCTGCCTTTTTGAGTTAGAATGAATACTTCATCAGGTCCTATCCTTGAGGTAAAATTATCAAGGGCAGTTTCAAACGCTTTAACAGAACTACTACCATCTCCTCCTTGCAAGCTTCCTAGGTTCTGCATTGCAAGTATGTTATCATTAGGATGAAACTTAACAATCTTACCTTGATCAGTAATTAAGGCATCGTTTACATTAATTGCTTTTAAAAAACTACCGAACAATCCTCCTCCTTGACCTAGAAATCCTGAAGTCATCTCTCCACCAATCATTAATCCGCCACCTAGTAAAGTAGAGATAGCAAACTGTATTCCTTTACCTAATAGCAAACGACCTAATTCTGCTAATTGATCAACTAAAGACTTACCAGTCATAATTGCACGAGTAAACGCTTCTGCTATTGATTCGCCAAATGACTTGTATGCTCTCTCAATTAATTTGGTATCGTTAAGTATATCTCTGAAACCTTCACGTAATCTACCAAATAATCCGAGAGCCTCAACAATTCCTTCACTATCTACTACCTTTGCAGGCTCATCAGCTTCAGTATCAGTAGTAGGTTGCTCTGAGAGGCTTATATTTAACAACTCAGACAGTCCGAGCATCTCAAGCAACCCTGAACCAGCCTGACTTACATAATCGTTTAAGGACTTAAATTCGTGCGTATATTCTTTAGTCTCTTTTCTACTTTCATCTAAACTATCAGCCCATATCCTAAATGGATTAACTTTGTTTATATCTTCAAGGGCTTTTACAGTAGGACCTGCAAAGTCTGTACCTGCCATCTTCTCTGCAAGTTCTGCTTGTATTCCTAAAGTCTTGCCAAATTCTTCAGCAGTATCAGCCCAACCATCCATAAATGGCAACTTACCTAATCCTTCTGAAGCCTTCGCAACTATATCGGCTAATATGGTAAGTACCCTTGCTTTTAGAGTGTAAAATCCTGAACCTATTGAGTTGAAAAAATCCGAAAAATGTTTAGCTACAAATCTTGTCATCACAAGAAATAAATCGAGCAACAAGGAAAGAGGATTGATCTTTAGTAAAATCTGCCTCATTGATATAATAGTATTGTACCACCAAGCAGTATCACTCATTCTTTCTACTACTGCGTTCCAATTATCAAGCAAGTAATACAATACTCCTACAATAGCAACTACGCCTGCTATTATCGCAGTTACTGGGCCACCTAATAAGGCAATAGTACCTGCAACTATTCCTATCGCAGTACCTACCGCAATCAATGCAGGACCAAGACCTGCAAGTATAGCTAATAATTTCACTACTGCTTCCTTTTGCTCGTCAGTCGCTTGAGTAAATGCTCTTACTCTTGATGTTATACTATCTACTATTTCTTCAACTCTTTTAAGTATTCCAATATCAGCAAAGGCAATAAACATACCCTCAACTGCTGATCGAAGTTCAGTTAATGCACCTGCAAGCCCTTGCATTTGTCTGTCTGCAATCTTTTCGGCAGTACCTCCTGAGTCTTTTAATTCTTGCTCAAATTGTCGGAGTTTATCAGATCCTTGTTGTAGCAGAGATACCAAGCCAGGTCCTGCTCTTTGTCCAAACATATCGATAGCAGACTGAGTACCTCCTGCTTTTGCAGTTAAGTCATCAAGTATATCTGCCATTGGTCTCATTTGACCACTTGAATCTTTTAAACTAAATCCTAACTCTTTTGAAGCTTCTCCAAGCTGAACCATAATACCTCGTAAGCTTGTACCTGCTCGGCTTGCTTGAATACCTGCATCCGATAACATACCAATAATGGCTGAGGTCTCCTCAATTGAAACTCCAAATCCCGCGGCAACTGGCGCAACAAAACTCATCGCAGTACCTAACTGCATCAGATTTGTGTTAGAAGATGTAAATGTTTTAGCCATTACATCGACTACCCTTGCCATTTCCTCTGCATCTAAGTTGAAACCAGTAAGAATATTAGAAGCAATATCGGAAGCAGTTGCCAAATCCATTGCTCCTGCACTTGCAAGATTCAAAACTCCAGGCATAGCAGTCATTATCTGTTCGGTTTCAAAACCTGCCATAGCCAAGAAACTCATACCTTCCGCGGCTTGAGTTGCAGTAAATTTAGTTGTTGATCCTAATTGTTTTGCTTGATCTCTTAACGCTTCAAAATCTTGACCTACCGCACCAGTTACTGCACCGACTTGATTCATCGCTTTCTCAAAATCCATCGCAGTTTTGAGCATCGCAGTACCTGCTCCAGTAATCGGAACTGTTAAGGATCTTGTAAGAGTTTGTCCTGCTTGTTTTACCGAGCCTCCAAAATTCTTCAGCATCCCTGAGGCTTTGTTTAATCCTGCAGAGAGGCCTTTAAGATCTACACCAAGTTTTACATTAAATCCACCTAACATATTCCTCTCCTTTTCATTGATCGCTCAAAAATAGCTTTGACTTCCTGCTTGGATAACTTTTGCTTTTTTGTAATATCTGAATCAAGAGGAAACATTTTATTAGGAGTTAATTTTTTTCGGAATTTGCTATCTAATCCTGAATATACAGAAATCAAATAGGAATTGGTACGCATCAAGTTATACTCGTGAGTAATCTGCTCCTTGAATGCCCTCGTCATCAGATTGTAGTCATAGACCAAAGTTTGTCGAATATTGTGAGGCTTGAGTCCCATTCGGTAACCAAGCACAAGCATATCCTCAAAACTGCCTACTTCTTTTTCCTTTGCTGAGGGCTTGTCAGGTTTCCCACAGAATCCCTGACTATGTCAAACACTTCTTGTAGAAGCATAAAATCCATTGTGCCGATTGCTTCCTTCGGGACTTCTTTACCACCCGAAGCTGAGAGGGCTTGTATAAATAGCTTAATGTTAGCAACTTTGTCAAGTGCTTCGTCAATACTATTTAAGCCAACTCCTGCTTCTTCGGTAAAACGCTCTAAAGCGTTGAGGTCAAATCTGAAGGAATATGACTCGCCATCAATGGTAATAGTTTTTGTTCCTGCCATATTATGACATAATTACTTTGGTCAATGCACCAGTTCCAACAAATGATCCTGAAAGTGTTGCAGTATCTTCATTCGAGGCAACTACACTTACAGATGAAACTGAAGCACTACCTTGGTACGAGTAACCTTTTGTTCCACCTGCAAAACCTGCGTCAGGTTCGAACTCGATAGAAACAGTAGTTCTGTCAAGGATGTGATCAATTAGTACTTGAACTGATCCGTTAACTTCAAAATCGGCAAGCCCATCAAGATCAACAGAAAAAGATCGTTGTCCTTGTATGTGATTCGCCCAGCCACTTGATTGTTTTGATGAAGCATCAGGAAGATCCATTTCAACGTTCAAAGTAGCAGAAGTAGTTAACGCAAAAGCTGTACCATTGTCTTGTAAAAGTATAAGGGTTCCATTAATTGCGGCCATAATTCTCTTGTTTTGATTGAGGTTGTTTGAGTTAGTGTTACAAAATTACACAAATAAAATCAAACAAAAAAGGATTGGTGCTATCACGCCCCAATCCTTACAGAGGATTATTTTGAGTAAAGTTACTTTTCTTCAATGATGTGCCTAAATCTAATCTCACGAACAAAATATGTATAGGTAGAGGTTTTCTCCTTATAGGAAATGTCATTATCGACAACAGAAGTGATGACATTAAAGTCAGCAAGACTAAATGGTACTGGTCTAACTCTTATAATTTCCTTCACTTGATTCACTATACTATTAATTTTTGAGCGTGAACCACTGTCCAAACTGAATCTATCAACAACTGATAAACTAAAAGTTCCATCATCCATAAAACTCGTTTTGGTTGATCGATCAGTCAAAGTAGTTACATTGAATTGAATGTGAGGGTAAGTACCATTAGAAGGTACTTCGTCATAGACTGGAACTGGAGATCCTGATAGGGTTACATTATTATTCAGAAGTGAATAGTATGCAGTCTGCAATTGGGTTGTTACATCTTTAGCCATTTTGTACAAGTTTAATTTCAAAATCTATCGTCATAGGGAGCGTTTGACCGCCTTTACTTTTACCCATAAAAATTAGATCCGTTTCTTCTTGTATATTTATAGGAGCGACAAAATCAACCGAAGTCGTACCTTTTGCTGAATCAATATCTGTAATTACTCTAAGTGCATCAAATGGTGCAGTTGTATTCAAAACCCCATTCCTTTGCATGAATATTATTTCAGCCTCAAGTGTTGCTTGAACTGAATAAGCTATTCTATTTATTAAAGCAGTATAACCACTAGGAACAGTATAGCATCCTATTTGAGACTGTCCTTTAAAAATTCCATTGGCTTTTATAGCCGACCAAATATCACCTGCTCCG